CCTCTGCTGGCTGTTCTCCCTCAATAGGCAGCAACATTTGGTCGAGAACACCGACTGCATCAGTCAATGTCATTGGTCCTGTTTGGACGCTTCCCGAAGGATTGGCGGTATTTCCTGACATTTCCAAGATTCCTTATTGTGATTTCTGAGCGCGGTCAATGTTTCTTTGAGCCACTTTGCCGTTGTCCATGATCTTGTTGATCTGTAAACGAAACTGCTCAATGGCTTGAACCATGTGCCACGCACTCTCTCTTTTCACGCTGTCCTCTGGCTTCGTGCTTTTCCAAACCCAGACGGCATCGTTCTCCATTTGCAGCAAAGCTGCTGAGAAGGCTTCGTCCTGTATCAGACTCTCAGCCTTCTTCCCTTTTCTTACGGCTTCTTCATTACTCACTTAATAGACCATTCCTTGTGGGTTGATGGGTGGCTGCTGCTCTTGAGCCGCTTGCATAGCCTGTGCTTGCAAGATGCCCTGCTGCTTAACAGCCTCTCTGTCCACAGCTTGCATCGCCATTATTTGTGCCGAGTCAACCTGTGTTTGATACTTTAACTCAAGCTCATACTTCTTGAGCATTAAGTCCTGATTCAGTTGATCTCTACGATAGTCATCATCCCGAATCATCTTCTCGCGCTGCAACTCCAGTTCAGCAGCCTTCTTCTGAATGTCAGCCTTGATCGACTCAGCCTGAACCTGCGCCAGCACTTCTTCAGGTGTTGGCTTTGGTGGGTTCTGTGGTGGCTTCCAATCGTCAGGAATGTCGCTGAAGTAAGCCGAAGCGTCCTTCATGCCAGACAACTCAACGACCTTACGCAAGGTACGCACATACTGTTGTGCAGAAACAACAGGATTCGTTAAACCGTATTGGTTCAGAATTGCCTCTTGCTTGGCAGCGATCTGCGTCAAGGTGGCAATCTTCTCGTTCACATCGCCATTGCCCAAGGCAATATTGACCGTGACATCCATTGAGTTGTCCCAAGCGCGAGGGTCGATCTGCACCCACTCGTTACGCAGACGAATCATGCGAGGCTTGTCCTGATGAGTCGTGACCAAGAACAGGATGGTCTTAAACAACTGCTTCATGCCTTCAGCCATGATGCGTGCTGTCAGTTCCAAACGACCTTGAGACGCAGAGATTGTGGCGTTCACAGCCGCTTTGGTAGCCGACTGCAAAGCGTCAGCATTCAAGCCCATAGCCGCCTTGCTCATGCCTGTACGGTCTTCCTTGATCTGGTCGATGTAGTCCAGAACAGGGAATGCAGCTTGACCAACAAAAGGCGTGGTCAAAGGCTGAACCATGCCAGCAGAACGGGCGCGAATCACAGCGCCTGTCTCGTTGTTCAGCACATCGTCAATATTGACCTGACCCTCAACAATGACAGTACGAGGGTGAATCGACTGAGCCAGCGAGTCCAAGGTATTACGCAATACCTCTGACTTGATCTCTTGCAAGTCGTGCGTGATGTCAAAGATTGAATTCGCCTCAAGTGGCGATGTATGAGGCTCTGGGTCGCATGGGAACTCAATAAACGGGATGTAAGACGCTGGCAAGTTGCGAACCATCTTGTAGCCAGAACCCATAAAGCACATCTTACGAAGTTCGGCAATACGGTCACCGTCATAGTCAACTTTGGCGTAACCCTCAACATACAGCACGCGCTGCATCATTGGGTTGGCGCTCTCTGTTGGGAATTGCTGATTGTTCAATGACTGACGAGCAATCGCCTCTTCGTTGTCGTTCAGGTCGGACGAGCCAACATATTCCATCACTTCGTCTTGGTCGTAGCCCATCTCGACCAGCTCCCACACATAAGCCATCTTGCGATGACCGATGAACGGGGATTCTTTGAACGACAAAGCCTGACGAGACAACAGCAATTCTTCAGGTGGCAAGCAAGCCACATGAATGCGCTTCTCAGTAATAACGCGCTTGATCTGCACATCGTGCAGCATAGGTTGCGGCATCTGCACCATCTGACCCGTCACAGTGTCAATCATTGGCTGCATCTGCATTGCGTCTTCGTCAGGATAGGACACGACAATCTTTGTCTCTGCCTCTGGCTCTTGCATCAGAATCTGCAAGGTCTGGTCATCCAGCCCTGAATATTCCTCAATGCGTACAGACTCGGTTTCCTCAACCCACGCCTTCATAATCCCGCACTTACGCACCAGCGCGTCCTTGAAGGTCGCGTAAGAGATCATGAACCCGTTGTTGTCGTTCTGAAACACATAGTTGCAATAGTCTGTGGCTTGCTGCGCGTTCTTCACATCTTCTGGACCGCGAGGTGCGAACTCGACAACATTCTCAGAACTGAAGAACATACGCATCAGGCTTGGCAGCATTGCCGACACCGTGTCGCGCACTTCCATCGCCACGACCTGCGAACGACCTTCTTCCTCATTGCCGAACGGGTCGCCACGGTAGTACTCAGTACCACGGGCGCGGATAGGTGACAGGTCTGAGTCAATATAGGACACAGCGTCTGTGATTTCAGCGCCCATCATCGCCTCAAGCTCGGTGTCATCCATCTTGTTAGGCGCGTTCTCTTCGCTCTCAGGGTCAGCCGCCTCAAGTTGATCTTCAAGCGCGTCTTCAATCTTCTCTAATAAAGGATTCATTTTTTGCCCTTTTGCAGAATCACAAACATCGAGTCCACCGCCCTCGGTGTCCTCAAAACCTCATCTTGTGGCAATTTTAGGCTTTCCCCGAACTTTGAGAGACGAAATTCCATGTGCTGCAAGAAAAACCTATCTTCCCAACCCAGATATGAATGCCAACTTGTGTAATAAGCCCAAGACATCTCGTTAAACGCACGCACATGGGTAGGGTCTTGCCACGCCCCAAGCGACAAGTCATAAGGCACATGGATGTGCATCTCACCATCGTCTTCCAGCAAGTCCTTGCAATTGGTCATTGCCTTGACCAAATCAGGCAAATGCTCAAGCACATCGTTCGCCAGAATCTTGTTGAACATCCCGCGCTGGACAGTAAATTCGCCCAGACGAGTAATCAGCCTCTCGCCCCAAGGCACATCTTGAATGTCAAGACACCAATCTGACTTGACTCTGCGCTCGATGTCTGCATTGATGCAGTCATCACGCCAATCACGACCAGAACCCAAATTAAGAACCAAAGAAGTCTGCGACATATTCAGGACGATTAGCCTCTATCCAAGGTCTAGCTTGTGCGTTCAGCGACTCAATATCAGCGCCAACAGTCTGTGAACCGACATGATGCACATAGCTAGAGGAAACGAAATTGCTGTAACCCTTACGAACCAAGTCCAAGCAGGACACATCGTCCGAGTACCAGTTCAAAGGTCCAAACCTACCATGCGCCCAAGCATCACGAGAAATGTAAGCAAAGATCGGGGCAACGATGTCAGTTTCACGAATGAACGACTCTGACTTAAACCGATTCATGTAAAGTGGGTCGCCATCAGGGTTAAACCTAATATTCTGAGCAGCACGCACAGAATCGCTACGCGCTGCCACCCAACCGACTTCAGGCACAAGCTCTCGAATAATCTCGACATCCTCAAGCAACCGCTGGTAGCTGCTCGGCGTTAAGACCACATCGTCATTGCAGACGATGCAGCCTTGCGCGTACTTCAGCGCGTCATCAATGACTTCGTTGTAGTCATCGCCAAAGTTACGCGCCTCGCCAAAGATCAGTCTGCAGTTCTCGTATCCACGAATCACCTTCTCAGGTCCACGAAGATAAATAAACGCCTCTGGCGCGTATTGCTTGATTGACTCCAGCAGTACAGGCAACCCCTTGCCGTGTACTGTGGATATGCAGATAGGTATCACTTTTTCTTTGGCTTCTTGGCTGTCTTTGCAGCAGCCTTAAAGTCAGCAGCAGAAGGCGCTGCCTTGCTGCCGACCTTGTTCATCTTCTCGCCTGAACCTGCTTTGATGCGTTCACGCTTGGCGTGAATGTTGGCATAGAGTCCTTGCTTCATCAGTCCATCTCCCCTTCATATTCGCCTTCGTCTTTGGCTTCGCCAGTATTAGGACCACCAACTATCCATGCCCGACACGATCTATTAGCTGCACATTTAAAATCAAAAACCTCACAAAATCCAAGGTCTGCAAGCTCAATCGTCCCCCAAGGGTCTGCTTCATTTCCGATTCCTTTAGCAATGCAATCCTTCATCTTCTGCGAAACATTGAAAGCCGCGCAATTACCGCAGCGGCTTTTCTTAGCATCATCAACAGAAACATCCCACTCATCTGCCATCTTCTGCCAGTATTTATCGTTAGGCAAATTAGGATTCTCAGGACCATAAGCCGCAGTCGTGATCGCTTTGGCTCGGTTCTTCAGATTGACCGTGATGTCCTGTGTAGCAATCGGGCATGACTGATCGCTCTCAGTCATCATCTGGCGCATCGCGCCTTCGTATTGATTGGTAGCCATTACTTCATCTTCTTTTTAGGTTTGACACCAGCAGAAGACAAGGCAATCGCCAAGCCTTGAGCCTTGCTCTTAACGACTGGACCGCCTTTGCCTGAATGCAAAGTGCCAGCCTTGAACTCGTTATATACCTTCGAGATTTTCTTCTCGGTCTTGGTCTTCTTCATAGATCACCCCTTCAAAGTAAATTGACAAACACAATTATGCAACCCGCGACAGGTTTCTACGCAAAGGCTGCGACCACTTCGATGACACAGCCGATCCGAACATCCCAATCGTGGCATCACTAGCAAAGGTCAGCACGAACGAATCTGCCTTGTCTGGAGACTTCAAGCCGCGCTTGCGAATATCGTCCTTCGACTCAATCTGAATCTTGCCGTTGCTCGTAAAGAAGTAACGCACAGTCGCAAGCTCTGCCACTAGCTCCTCATCATTAGGAATGATGCAGTCACGCGCCTCAAACCACGCTTTGCACTTGTACCAAAGCTCGGCACGCAGGTTCTTATAAGTAGTCCCCATCGCAGGACTCTCGGACACATTGATGCCGCGAACAGGTAAACCCAACTCACGCAAACGATCAACCACGCCAGCACCCAAGCCAATCGAGTCCACTAATATCTCATGCGGACGCTGGCTAGGTGGCAAGGCTTCCCACTCAGCCACCACAGCGCCCGTCAACTGCATCAAATCCAAGTTCTTCCACACCTTGATCGGCTCAACCAAGCCGTTACCTTGACGCTTGGCAAGGGTAGACCTGTCGCCGCCAAAGCGTGCCACATCGACTCCCCAAATCAATTTAGCCGACTTGCTGACCTCAACATCACGGTGTTTTGCCAGCTCCAGCAACTCCATCGGGATGATCGTGTCATCATCCGATCTCGGAAACTCGCCAAGGACGCGAATGCGATAAGCGTTCGACTCCTCGCCGTAACGAGCCTTCATCTCTTCGACATACGCCTCGCTGACCCGTGGGGAGTCAACGCAGGACACCTTCATCGTCACCCAATCATTCGCGAGACGGTTCTGCGTGTCGTAGAAGAAGCCTGAACTTCGCACAGGGTTGCCGAGCAAAAGGGTTACGGCAGAGTGACCAGACATCGAGCCAGCCGCTGCCTCGAACACCTGCTCAGGGATACCCGAAGCCTCATCAGCCACCAGCATCACATTTTCGGAGTGCACACCCTGCAAGGCTTCAGGCTGCTCGGCTCTTGATGTTCGCGCCGACACAAACGCTTCGGTAGCAGCTTCCTTGACCTCAATGCGGTCTTGCTTGACTTCCAGCATATCCCTGAGAGTCGGTGGCAGTTCTTTCACCCAACGCTTCAACTCAGCGAACAAAGCGTCATACAACTGGCTTGAGGTGGGCGCTGTTACCACGACCTTGACTGGGTAGCGCAGCAACAGATACCAAATGATCGCCCATGACGCTGCCGTTGACTTGCCGACACCGTGACCAGACCTGACGCTGATACGCCTGTTTCCTGCCGCGATGTGATTCAGGAAGGTGCATTGCCACTCATCAGGGCTAGTGTTCAAGACTTCCTTCACAAACAGCACAGGATGATTCTTGTAGCGCGTGACGAACTGCACGAACGGGTTAGCCGCTAACTCATTGAGCTTCTTCTGGTGCGCGTTGTCCAGCCTCTCCTGAACTTCAGGATGCAGCTTGATCTTCTTGTCAGTTGATTCTGTTGTCATGGCTGCATTGTGCCATTAGTGAAGGTTGTTGGTGGCTGGTACTGATCTCCAGCTTTAGGGTTCTCGCAATCAGGAAGCACGCAACCTGACCCTGTGCAGTGCACATCAGTCTGTGCATTCACCAACACGGCTGGGGACTTTGAAAGTGCCGCCCGTTGCTCTCAGCGACCCTTCCATCCGTAGCACCGGATAAATCCCCATGCGTGTTAGTGCTGGTTATCCAGCGTCTTGCGACTGATTTTCTGGTTTCACAAAAGTAACTTGAATCCCTTGAAGCAATGGCGCACCTTCTGCCCCTGTAATTTCTTGTTTGACGCTTTCACGATACTTCTTAGGGAATCTCGCCGCCATGCTACGCGACCACAATCCTGTGTTGAGTTTGGCGCTTTCCTTCTCCTCAACCATGTAAGCCTGCGCCATATCTTCCCACCAAGCCTGCTCTAATTCCTTCGCCAACTCCAAGGCATGCCGAAATTCTTCGTGCTCATCACGCCATGTGAACAAAGTTCTAGTCCCAATGCCTAAAATAGCACCAATTTGTTCAATTGATTTGCCTTTGCCGCCAAGCTCTATTACCTGCTCACAATAGGCAGGGTCATATAGGCTTGGGCGACCAACGGGGCGCTTTTCTTGGGTTTCTGTCATTTCTTTGCAGTCTTTGCAGCTTCTTTAAATGCCTTGGCAGTAGGCGCACCTTTTGAGCCTGGCGTTCTCATCTTTTCCACAGGTTTGCCTTCGGCCTTTTCACGCTTGATGCGTTCTTGTTTGGCATGGATATTTGCGTAGAGTCCTTGTTTCATCAGCAATTCCAGTTCTTTAACGATGCTTTTGCTCTCTCAGCAGGGCCTTTGGCGTTCTTTACTACGCCTTCCATTCGGGCGCAAAAACTTGCCTTTCGGCCTGCGTCTGCTTTTGTCTTTGGATTTGGGGCAGGTGGCTTTAGATTGGCGTTGTTCTTGGCGTTGTATTCAGCACGACCCTTAGCGGTCATTCCTGCGCCTTTTTCTGTTGGGTTGTAAGTTTTACCTTTACCCGTGGTTTTGTGCTCAATGGGCTTGTCGTGCTTTTTCATTTCTTTTTGGCTTTGGCAGCTTCTGCCTTGCCACCCTTTTTACCAATGGCTTCACGCTGAACGGCATACCCAATGGCCACGGCTTGTTTTGGTGGCTTACCAGCGGCAATCTCTTTTTTGATATTAGCTTGGCGCGTCTTGTCCGATGTTCCTTGTTTAAGCGGCATTTTGTTCTCCAAAGTAAGCCATAACGTCTATATCTTCGTTCAAGTTGCGAAATCTGGCCTCGTATGAAAGGATGATTTCCTTGTACGCCTCAATTAAAGCGCGATTGTCGCCTTTACGCAACCACTCTAGTTGTTTCTTGGCGGCCTCGTACCACATCACCAAGGTATAGATGTTCTCAACCTTCATTGTTTGTGTCGGGTTCTGCGCCCTGTTTGATCTGCTCTAACCAATAGTTGCATTCTTGAAGCGCACCATTGATGGCGTGAATCTGTGTCTCTACTTGTTTGCCGATCTTCATCAGTTCGTCAATACGGGCTTGGATTTGGTCTTTAGTCATTCGATTTCCTCTACAAAACAAACATCCATCCATGACATTTTCAGGTGTCTAGCACCATCCAACATCAGCGGCTCAAACTTCAAGTATTCATCATTCACATCGGCGGCCACAGTCCCAAAATGAACTTTGTCGCCGATATTTAGACCTTGATCTAACGCCTCTGGCCCTGCCGCCACCACGATTCCCTTGGTGTCAACGCCTTGGACTTGGGTTAAATCCAGCAATTCAGACACGAACCGCTGTTCAGGTTTAACAATGATCTTGTCGCGTAATGGCTTAATCATTCTTCACCTTTTTGGTGTATTTGCGTTTTGGTTTGGGTTCTGTCATTTCTCGGACAGGCAGCGCCAGCATCTCAGGAACTGGTTCGGCATACGGGACAGGCGAAAACTCGCCACACCACTCATTGGGTGAGCGAGTCTGAAACTGTGGGTAACGCCTACAAGTTCCAATGCTGTGACCACTATCTACAAAGTAGTCACACGACTTACAATCTCTAGCAGACATGGCGAATCTCCTTATTTGCCTTGTTTAGAGGCCCTTGCAGTCCCTTCACGGCTGCTTGGGCTTCGCTTTTTAGCGGTAAGCTGCTTTTTCTTTTACATAGCAAATGCCAGATGTGCGACCAGTATTAAACAATTTGTCGCTACCGATCTTATCTTCCATGCCTTGCGCCACGCCACCACGCATTTTTTCCATGCGCTCACCGCTACGGTCAGAAGAAGTCGCGCCTTTAGGTGCAGTTGCACCAGTCACGCTTGGGATGCCTTTGCTTGAATCCATTTTGCCCATGATTGTTCCTTAAGGAAGTTGTTTGGTAACTTTACGCCCTTAAAGGCATAATAGTCAACACATTATAGGAGTTTTTTTCATGGCCACAAATTTTAAGATTACCGAAAAAAAGAACCATCGCCCCACTCCGACGGGTCATTATGAGTCTGTGCGTGAACATAAAGAAGAAATGCGCCGTATTGAAAAGGTCGAAAAAGAACTC